AATAAAGAAAATGCCTCTAGTAAATCTAAGACGTACCAAAGACTTTTAAGGTCAGGTAAGTTGGAAGAACTAAAAGAGAAGAACCCTAGAGTTTATCAACAACTTCTTGAAAGTACTAGACAAGTAGCAATTGCTTAGGAATTAGTAATGGAAGGTAGACAACAATCTCAAAAACTCATGGACTATGAGTTGATGCAGGAAGTCTTTAACCGTGTTCCTTCTGGTATCAGGCCGGGAGGAAAGTACGGCCTTATTGCTGGACTTGGGTACTCTGGTGATTATCCTACAAAAGGAGACGTAACAACCCCACGACAATTTGGTCAAAAGGTTCCGGGCAAACCACTACGTACAATGGGAGTTCCGGGAGGAAGAGCCGGTGGTTTTTATACATTAAAAGGTTCTGACCCAAGTACTCAAGCTACTATGAGGGACAGAGGTCTTTTTCCTTTGGGTAATTTTCCTGAAGAAGATCAAGTGTACTATCAAGACATTTTAAATTCAGAGCAGTACGGAAAAGTAAATAACTTCCCTGAAAAAACAATCTTACATGAGTTTTTTCATAGAGGGTCTCAGATTCTTCCTTTAGACGATCTAATTCAATACGCAGAAGAAAAAAATGACGATACTGCTGTCTCTGTTTTTCAACACATGAAAAGCCCAAGAGGGCAGCATAAAATATTAGAAGCTTTGGATGTCTATGTCAGAGCAGAAGGGGACGAAGACAGAATCCCCGGTTACTTAGTAGGTAGACTAAGGGCAGTAGAAAAAGCAAATAAACGCATTAGAGAGTACATGACACCTAAAAAACAAAAAGAATTAGGGTTGCGTATACCTCTTCAAGAGTCTAAGCCTAAGAAAAAAGGTTTGTTTGACAGGTTTTTTAAATAAAAAAGGGGCCGAAGCCCCCTAAGTTACAACTCGCAGTTATTGCCTGTACACGCTAACTGCTGAGACCCTTCTGTCATATCAGAGTTTTCAGAGATGTTCCAATCGATCGTCTCTGGAAATTCCTCCTTCAGTTTCTCATAGGTCTCTAAGTCTATGGGTTCGTAAGGAGCCTGTTGGTACGTATGTTCGGAATAGGGCAGGAAACTAACGCCACTAATTTTGTCGAACTTGTTGTACAACCACTGGCCTACCTCAAGGAACTCATCATCACGGTAGTAGCACGTCATGGACGGTTTGTGCTCACACCAGTAGTCCTGATAAATCTCCCATAGCTCAAGTTGTTCCATTGCACCCATCTCAGAGGCCACCACAGCCCCGTCAGGCGACTTTATTGGGAAGGAGAATACCTTGGTAGTGGGTGACATTACGTCGTCCTCTACGGGCACTCCTGAAGCTTCTAGAACGGCGCAGAGCGGGTCTCTTGCGTCTGCTCTAACTCGTCTAATGTATTGATCTGCGTATCTAGGGTGGATACCGCTAGCAGAATCAACCAACTGACTAACAGTCCCGGAAGGCTTAACAGCAGTAATAGCAGCACTAAGATTAATACCAAGCCTGTTAGACCATTCCGCATTAGTACTAATCGCTGTCTCTTTGAGAGCCACCAGCCAGTCCTTAAGTTTTTCACGGTTTTCCCTCCCTGACAACACTGGATGATCCATGATGCCTGTTAATGATACACCTAACAACGCTTCCTCTTCTGTGTTCTTCTGCCACACCTTACGTAGGTAGCGGAAGTCTGTCAGTGTTGCCTGAAGAGACCCAAGGATAGTTGCAATACGTACTTTTCTTGACAAGTCTTGGAGACTATCGGTTTGCCGGACAACAACTTCCGAAAGATTACAGAACTGGTAGGGTCGGAGGATGATCTCACTGCATGGATTAGTTCCAAAATCATAGGTAGCATCTCGTCGCTCATTTCTTGCAGCCTGTCGTTGACTTGCGACTCTAGAGAACATACCTCGTTCTCCGGAGCGGGACTCGTATAAACTTTTCCACTCATTTAAAAACGCCTCAAAGTCTGGCTTCTCTGTGTAACACGCACTATTGTTGGCTAGTCCTCGCTGTGGATTGTCAACCCACCACTGGCCTGACTTGCATCGTCGGAGTCTATCATCAGTGAGGTTACTGAGACTGATGAGAGCACTTCTCCGTACTCCTCCAACGACGACGATCTGTGCAATTTTACAGCAGAGATCATGGCACTCAACGGAAGAGAGCCTACGTCCAGCAGCGCTCCGAAAGACTTCAACGGTGAAGGCAAACAGATCAACAAGAGGTTCCGGGCCAGACGCTCTACCGCCGAAAGTCTTAAGTGTGGCCCCTGCAGGTCGTACTCCAGACGTGTCCCACTTCGGAACTTGACCACTAAAGAGCATTGCAATAAGTTCTCTGTATGCTTTTGCCCATCCAATTTTTGAGTCAGCGACGTGTATAACGGTATCGGTGTCATGGAAGTCCTCTGCTACTTCTGGTAGTTTAGAAATGTACTGTCGTTCCACACTGAAGCCTACACCAGTGCCGCACATTAGTACGTACATCATCTCGTCAAAGGCTTTAGGGTGGTCAATAGGTAGATAGCTACAGTTGAAGCCAGCTACGTTGTCACGGTCTAATGCTTCTCCTGCGGTCATCAAAGCCCTCATTGAAGGCATGACATCTAAGTCATGGATAGCCTTGAAGATCTCTGACTGTTCGAAGTCGTTAAGCTCTACCCGGTCTACCCAGTAGTTTAGGTATCGGTATACTGTTTCTTCCCAAGTCTCCCGTCGCTGTTCCTCTGGCAGGTAACGAGCGTAGCGTGACTTGTGAATGTACTGTTGGTATGCGTCCATATTAAGTTAGTTCCTTGATTAGTCGTTCAATGTACCAGCGACACTTACGTAAGTCCTCCACTGGCTTTCCTTTGTAGTCGTAGCGCCACAAGTATTTCAATGCGTTGCCCTTCAGATATCCATTGAACTCATGGTCTGGCATGGACGCCTTGATTGCTTCTATTGCTTCGATTGCTCCTTTGTTGTAGTGATCTGGTCGGTCTACTGGGTCTACTGTCTTTCGTATAGATAGTTTATCCAACTCAACTAAAGTGTCCCACTCAGCAGGAGTTGCATCATCAATACTCATCGTCTTCCTCCTCTAGCTCTTCCTCAAAGATGTCTAACCTGTTGATCAACTTGTCTTCAAACCTGTCTAGTAGTTCTTCTGAGGTGATCTCCAAAGCCTCCAGAAGGTCGTCAGGGTCATAGGTTTTCAAGAGGCGCTCCTTAATTTCCTCTAGTGTTAGTGACATAATCAATCAACTCCTGTAGTGTATCTATATTATACCATAAAATTCCTTCTTTGTCACACCATTGAGACATAGTCATTTTAGCCCCCTTGCGTATCTTCTTGTTTGGTTGCATCAGAACAAACACGAGTTGCTGGTCTTCGGGCAAACTGTCTCGTATGCTGGTGTACTTCTTTGTGTCTCCTTCTCGGAAGAATCCCTTGCACTCAACAAGAACACCAGAAGACCGATGAACAAAGTCAGGACGATAGTTACGCTCAATAGTGTATGGAACAGTGAACGGTTCATAGTCAAACCCCTTTAGTATCTTCGCTACGTCTTCTTCAAACGTACTACGAAATTTCGATTTCTTGAACCTTCGGCTCATTAGCTACCTCCGTTAAAAACCTTGGGCCAGTTGAGTACAGGAAGGCACGTAAACCCGGCCAACAGCTCTTCTTGTAAGGGCAGTAGGAACAACCAGTGTCCAACTTCATGTTGCCACTCTTGCCGTCAGGCTTTGGCTGGTAACAGTGTTCAGGTGCCTCTGGTTGCTTCACCATTTCCTTGACGTGTTCAATACGGTCACTAATGTCAAACCCTATCTTTTCATGGACAGGAGCCTGTGTGTCCTCGTCGTCATACATGAGATAGGTAAGGTGGCCGTTTTGTTTGTCCATGGCTAGCCAGCCGTACTTGGTTTGACCCTCTGCCGCTGCATAACCTTTAATTTGAGCAATGTATCCAAATGGGTCGTCAAAAGCCAGATTTCCGTCTTTAAACTTTTTAAACCCATAGCTTGAAACGCTTTTAACGTCAGTGACAACACCATCAATTTTACAGTCCATAGAACCTGTAATGCCGTTAACTTCACACTGCTTTTGTTCTGCTGTAACTTCATGTCCTGATGCCCTTGTTAAGAATAGTAGTAGCTCTTCAATGAGATGACCATAGAGAAACTTGACTAGTGTATGTGGCTGTATGTCCTTGAGCTTCTCTACATTGTTGTAGTGGTTCCACAAGAAGCGGTCTTCCCGGCCAATGTTGGACATTCGTAACTTCCGGTAGTCTCTACCACCTTTGTTAC